TTATGGACACTTTATGGACATTCCCGCGATGGGATTATACGCCACTGCATCCTGTAAAAAGTCTGGCGCAAAGTGCGCATAGGTCATTGTTTGCTGTATCGTCGCATGTCCCAAGATCCGCTGAAGTGTAATGATATTCCCTCCGTTCATCATGAAGTGCGTTGCGAACGTATGCCGCAAAACATGCACCGCCTGACCCGGTGGCAAATCTGGCTTCACTTTCTTTAGCACATTACGGACTGTTGTATAGCTTGGGCGGAATAAAGCACCAGACTTGCCAGTCCTTACGAATGATTTTAATTCATCCGATATTGGAACCGTTCGGCGCTTTCCATTTTTGGTTTTCATGAATGTTACCTTATTACCGATAATATGCTCACATTTAAGGTTTGACACTTCACCCCATCGCCCACCAGTAGCAAGGCACAGCAATACAGCTTTGTGATCATCCCCCGACAGTAGGCTGATGAGACTTTCTATCTCTTCATCAGATAAAAAGGACATATCTGTCTCGCCTTCTTTGAATGGCTTAACCCCTTCAAATGGGTTCGGACTGTGGTACTCATCGGCATTAATTAATTTGGTAAACATCCCCCTTAAAATGGCGTGATGCCGGTTAACGCTCGACGGCCTTAGCCCTGCACTCAACATACGCACACGGTAGTCTATAATCGACTTTCTTGTAAGCTGGTCGGCCCTGATAACACCTTGAACGCTGAGATTTTTAATAATCGCGGTCAATCGCTCTCTTTCTTTTTTGCCCCTAACGTGGCTCTGGCCGTGATATACCCACCACAATTCAAGTAATTCAGTGAATCTTCTACGGTCTGCTGGTTTTTCCAGCCAATCTTTATCGTGGTAATTAACAAGAATATGGCGCTCAAAAACTTGAGCCTCGCCTTTCGTGTTAAACCTGCGCCGAATTCGCTTTCCCTCGGAACCCTGCGGTCTAATGTCCACCTCATAACGACCATCATCGAGCTTCTTAATCGACATAAGTAAGCCCTCCGACATAACTGACAGATTGCGACCAAAGGTCGTCAGCGTATTCGTAATAAATATCTAACCAATTTTCGTCTCTGATGGGGGTAACGCTGTGGTTTCTGGCCCATTAAGAGAGAGGGCCGGTGCTATTTGCCCGGCTGCTGGATTGACTTCATCGAACATAAACCAGTCCCTGTATTTTCTAAATCTGGATACTTTTAGCATTTTTATGATGGCATCAGCCCCTGGCTTTGATCTTCCTTGCTCATAGTGAATGAACGTTCCGTATGGAATTCCTGTTAAATCAGACATTTCCTTCTGACTAAGCCTCTCTGACTCCCTAATCAGTTTGATTTTTTCACCTAATCCAATTGACATAGTGCGAACATCTCCATAGTATCTATTCCAATTGGGATAGATAATTGTGTTGTAACTGGTTCCAACTAGTTCTAACTCAATACCAAATAGCAGACTGGAGAATAGCAAATGTCTGATGAAGCTAAAACGATAGATGAAACTACCGAAGCCAAAACCAGAGCTGGCAAGCCGGTAAAGGAAGAAATTCGCTTATCTGTAAACCCTTCCGACCTGGTATCGAAAGAGGGTTTCGCCCTCCATATCGGTAAGACTGTTGGCGCAATAGTGGCAATGGCAAAGGCCGGAAAACTGCCCGCCTTTTACATGGCTGATCCCCTTAAGCCTGGCGGCCAAGCGGAGTTATGGGTTAACCGCAGAGAGTGGGACAACCACGCGAAACAGTTAGTCGATACCGCGCCAGCAGCATGGCACGGCTGGAAAGACCGTATTAACGTCAGCAAGCCCGGCAGGGGCCGCAAGAATAAAGCAGGGGCCGCAGCATGACCTACCAGTCATTAGAAAACTTAGCGCATGAGATTACCCAGCCCGCCCCTATTCGTGCGCTGAACCGTATTAGTAACCACACCTATTCCTACTGTGGTTTTTTAATTACCTGCAACAAGCGCAGCAAGATAAACCCAATCACTCGTTACCGCGTTCGCCAGGGCGATGAGTCTTACGGCAAATTTGACGCGCTAGCGCAGGCGCTGGAATACATCGACACGCTGCATGAAATGAGGAACGCACAATGAAAAAGTCACTAATTCTACAGCTCGCCAATATCGTGCTGCAAAACCATTACTTTAACAGTGACGAATTGTGGGCAAGCTTCCCCGGTAACGCGATCAGCTCTCTGCCTGATACCGAGCGGAAATTAGTCATTCAGAAATACGACATCATTACCGCAAATACCATTGCCAATCTGGACATGCTGACAACGTTGGCGGTAACCACTGGCGAGGGTGACATAACCGTCTACCCATTATTGAGAGACGCCACCCGCGACTTCAAGGCAAGCAAGGTACCACCCGAACCATTTAATGAAGTACTGAGGGGATAAAGCCCTCCCTCAAATAATAGATTTGCGAAAGGGTTTTATTCTTATTAACCAGCGAGGATTTAAATATGTCTAATTTTGTGAAAATAAAATCTACCGAAGGATTCTTTATTCTTAATACTGAAATGATTGAATCAGTATTTCCCTCCGGTACCGGATCAGTAATAAATTACCCCGGCGACGCCCGCGCGCGCACATCAGTAGCCCTTGACGTTATTGCCGCCGCCCTTATTCCAGCAAGCGACGGTGCTCATATCATTGATGCCGTATCGATATACCCACCCAATGCAGTCAAAGGCATACCCGACGGATACATTAAAGAAGAGCCAGTGGGGCGAGCTGAGCCAGTCCCACCCATTCAAGAGATGAAACCCATTACCGTAAATGATGCAATGTTTTCGGATTGCGTTATTGCAAGAATGATTACCGAACTCGAACACCATCTTGTTCGTAAAGATATTATTGAACTATTAAAGATGGTGCAGGGCTTTATGTGGAGCCTGGCAGATCATTCTGAAAATGCCGAGCCAGTAAAGCAGCCCGACATTGATAAGTTAGAACAAGGGGTTAGATACTCTATTGCTCGCTGGATCTCATCTCGTCAGCGAGCCTGATAAGGGCATCAATTCGCATTTTCACATAGTTGGAATCAAAAGATAGCGACACGGTGGGCTGACTACGGCCAAAGGCGAGATTCATTATTGAGTCAAGTTTTTCAGTAAACCGCTTAGCGGCGTCTTTATCCATCGCGAAAGGGTTTTATTTTTATTTACGGAATGGGATTGTGAAAATGAAGAAATTACAACCGCGTGGTACATCGAAAAAAACCAGCCCCACTCCTGAGGCTGAACTTACACCATCTTTTATTTTTAAAAACCTGCTTGGCTATGAAATGAGATTTCTCACAGTCGAAGAGAGCGGTTTCCACCGTCGATATTATTCAGACCATCAATCAAATCCTGAATAAGGTCTGTAGCCATTTCCGGAGTTAGAGCATATGGCGGCGTATCGTGCCCCATTAAAGTTCCAATACGCGTATGGAGATTGCCCATGATTACGCCAATAAACTTATTTCCGGAAGCGTCGGACATTAGTTTGCACTCAAGTTCCTTTGGGAAAATTGCTTCAATTTCCATGTATATAACTCCTTTTTGTGGTTGGTAGGTATTTGCGCCGGAGTTCCTTCTCACAGTAGTAACCGGCGCAAAAACAGTACCACAAAAAACGCGGGCCGGGCGCGATGCCGTCCCCCGGCAACTATTCATTTGATGGAGATCACTTTATGACCGCTAATCAATGTCCGTCACTGGCCGCAATGCTGGTAAGCGGTCAAGAAATCAATCAGGGGCAGGTAACGTACCGCTTTCATTATCGGGGTTGGATTGAAACCCCTGAGGGACGTCACTTCCAGCCAGATGCAAGCAAAGTCTTTTTTATCAGGGGTTGTCGCACTCCATTCATGACAAAGCCCAGGGCTAAACCCTGTTGGTGGGCGCGTCTGATGGGAATATTTGCGTAAGGGGATGTATGGCAAACACCGAAGAGGCCCGAACTGTACCGCTGACATTAAAAGAGCGTCAGCACGGCCTACGGCATACCGCTGAAATTTGGTGTTTATTCCCCAACAAAAAACACCAGGGAATCATTCCGGCACTGCTTAAAGAAATGGGCGACACAGACCCAAAAATGAAAGGTGCCATTTACTATCTTGCAGATATTCCAAGGGCCAGGCATGGATTAGCGTTTAAGGAGCTGCTACCGCAAGAGCAGATAAATATAGTTGATGCACTAAACAGATGGAGGGCATCAGCCAGTTTATTACCGGAAAGAATCACCTATATAGATTGTGATCCGCTACCGGATAATAAAATAGATTAAATAAACACCTGAATTTAACAGGCGCTTAGTTGCGCCGGGATTCCCATTATCTAAATGGCGAGGTAATAACAATGGCTGTTGCACCAATAAAGCTAACCAAAGAACTAAACGACATCGAGCTGATCGCGCATTTTAATAATGCTCGTCTTTCTGAACGCTTGTTATTGCTTGAACGATTAGAAAACAAACTAACTGCATTAAATAACCTCAACATTTCTAAAGAAGAAGTATTTAAAGAGTTATCTAACTGGATGTTATTAATTAAATCCATTGCTAATTCATCCACTGAAAATAAAGAGGCTAAATAATGGCTACTAATACTAATACTAATACTAATACTAATACTTTTATCGCACTAAGGGGGCTGTTCCGCGCGTCTTCTGACATTACACGTGCAGCATCCCGCTTTGGTATTAATCCAAGGTATGTACTTACGCAACTAACTGATGCCGGTATTGAAATCGAACGCCTTAATAGTGAAACAATCAGGTTAAGGAAGCGTATTAAGTTTTTAGATGAATTCTATTCATCATCCGAACTTAAATGGGATTCTTTAATATTTGCGATTATGGGAACGGATGCGGGTAAAGATGTATGCCAAGAGGGGCGTAATAAAACAACTGCATTAGCAATCCAGGCAATAAATAAAACAGAGGCAGAACGTAAAGAAGCTTTACGCACAGCGGAAGCATTTCAAGAAGTTGCTTCACATTCACAAGCGGTTAAAACCCATCAATTAAAAATCCTGCCTGAATATTTCCAAGCAGTTATTGAAGGAAAGAAAAAAGCCGAACTACGAACTAATGACCGAGATTTTAAGGTCGGCGATTATTTGCTTTTAGCTGAGTGGGACGAAGAGGCATTCGAGTATTCCGGCCGTAAGATTATTGTAGAAATATCAGACGTTACGCAATGTGATTTTACTGCCCCGAAATTAGTCATGCTTTCATTTTTTGATCCATGCGATGAAATTCCATTTTAAAACCGAAATATAAACACAATCCCCTATCAGTTCGTAGTGGGGGCTTATTACACATGTAAATACGAGAATTAAAAATGAGCAAAGAAAGCAAGTCTTGGAAAATAACCCCCGTCATGGCTCTTGGGCTTATTTTCATCACCTTAAAGTTAATGGGGTATATCACCTGGTCATGGTGGTGGGTCACTGCGCCATTTTGGGTATTGCCTGCAATATTAATTGCTGCTGCTGGAATCGTTTCTTTGATCGTGGGTGCCATCAAGCTATTTGGGGGAGATAAATCATGACTGCCCCTACGCGCCACCGCCAACCCTGGTCACCTGATGAGGTGGCTTATCTGCGCGAAGCCATCACAACAACCTTATACCGGGATATTGCCAATCGATTGGGGCGAACACCCAAGGCAGTGCAGCAAAAGGTATCTTTTGAGGGGATAAATCCGTCAACTATCGGTGAGTGCAACCGCAATGCCAAATACAGCGATCATGATGTGGAGCTATGTCGCGCGCTTTACGATGAGGGCGTAAAGCCTAGATTCATCTCAGAGAAAATGGAACTCCCGGTCAGCTACGTCTACCAAGTCACTCAATACCGGATACGCCAGTCACCCACACCTGGTTACTCACTCCAGCAATGACCAACAAACGCGGCAGAATTCAGCCCACCCCATCACAACCTTACCCCGGAAACGATGAAACGTTTGCTGGGGTTTACTCTTGGAATAAACCCAAAGCCAGCATAAACCCACGTCAAAATATAGTGCCGGTGCAACTTACCCCGCTTGCACAAATGATAGCGGCCTACCAGGTGGATATTGAGAGCAAAAAAGCAGCCACCGAAGCCGCACTCACTGACGAGGAGCGCAAGGCCAAAGTAAGGCACCAGTGGCGACTTGATAACTTTGAAGATGACGAGGCAAAGCGTGATATTACCCTCGCCTGGCTGACCTTGGCCAAAGAAGCCGAACGCCATAATCACGCTCTAAAAACTCAGGCCGATCTCACCAGCCAACCGAAATTTATTCGCCAGCCATTACAGCGACGTATTGATTACTTACGCCGGGAACAGTGTGACGAGCGAGCCAATGCATTCTTGAACGGAACTATTGAGAAAGCATTGTCACGCCTGGACGCTATGCGAGGGAAACAACAAACCGCCGCCCTACGATACATTGCCAGCCGCGAGGGATTAGACGGCCTGTTGCATTTGGCCGAACTCAATAAAAGAGAGGTCACCACTCTGGCAACCATGGCCGCTGCGCATATGGATATGTTACTTGATAGCCAGATGGAGAACCTCCCGGCAGACAATGCCACGCCAGCCCAGATATTGCATATTTATCACGCTATTGCTAACGAAGCCCAAAAGCTTTCGATCACCCCGCCGAATTGGGATGCGCTCAACGATAAAATACGCCGCAGAGGCAAGATACCCTACGACCTGATCCCCGGAGCGCTGGCCCGTTTGCGCTGTGCCACATGGTGGAAGGGCCGATTATGGCGGCTGCGGTGTCAGTGGCGAGAGGAGCAATTGCGCGCTGTCATGCTGGTTCACAAGAAAGCCTCCCCTTATATCAGCCAGGAAGCGCTCATTTATCAGCGCGAGCAGTGGCGGCGCTCCGCTGAGTTTATCCGCGCCCATGAGCTGGTTAATAACGACGGTTTTATCATGGATATGGAAGAAGTAGTTAACGCCAGCGCCAGTAACCCACACCTGCGCTACATCGAAATGATGACCACCTGTAAGGGGCTGGAAAATCTGGCAGAAATGCGCGGCGATAAGGCGATGTTTTACACCATCACCTGCCCCTCTAAGTATCACGCCACGCTTAAAGATGGCAGACCTAACCCGAAATGGACGACTAAGACCGTCAGGGAAAGCAGCGATTACCTGGTTAATCTGTTTGCAGGTATCAGGAAAAAACTTAGCCGGCTAGATTTGCGCTGGTACGGCGTCCGCATTGCTGAACCCCATCATGATGGCACTGTCCATTGGCATTTAATGTGCATCATGAAAGGAGAGCACCGGGGCGCAATCACTCGGGTGATGCGGGATTTTGCCATTCGTGAGGACAGGGCGGAGTTAGGGCGGGATATTAAACCCCGCTTTGATGCTAAGCGGGTACTCAAAAGCAAAGGCACCATCACCAGCTACCTCACCAAGTACCTGGGTAAGAACGTGCACGGCAGTAACATTAAAGGAAAGCTGGATAAAAAGACCGGCAAGCCGATAGTCAGCAAAGAAACCGGCCAGCTTTTGGGTGACGATACCGAGAAGGCTGTCGCCTGGGCTTCCCTTCACGGCGTCCAGCAATTCCGCTTTTTTGGCATTCCCTCCCGCCAGGTCTACCGCGAATTGCGCACGCTGGCCGGCCAGCTTCGCCGCAAGGCGGAGGCAAAAGCCCTCAAGCTGGAAGTCACCGCCCCACAAAAAGATGAAAACGGCGAGAGTAAAGCCTGGTTATGTAAAGTCTGGTTATGGAAGAAAGTGCTGGCGAATAAAGCCATGGATGATGTGTTAGCCGCAGCGGACTCCGGCTGCATGGCAACATACATCCTCAAGCAAGGCGGTGTGCTGGAACCCCGCAAAAATCACCTTATTCGCACCGCCTATATTGAGGCCGAAACCCCTAACGACTACGGCGAGCTCGGTACCAAGATTTACGGCATCTGGTCACCCAGCCTAGGCGACCGCTCACGCGTTTGCATCCATAGCGATAACTGGAAGATGGTACGCAAGACTGATAGCAACGACAGCCAAACCAAGGCCACTCCTGTGGCCGCAGGGGTTGACGTTGGTTTTGATTTTGACGTTGGGGCGCGCAGTATCGCCCCTCGGACTCGTGGCAATAAGTGTCCCCACCCCGACGACGAGGCCCCAAAGCAGCGTAAAAAACGGACAACGCCCCCGCCAGATTTAAGCGACTTTAACAAGATAACCTTTACCCAGCGGCGGGAAATGCGTGAACGGTTGCGGAAATTACCGCCAGATATCAATGAAGAGTCCGATTCGCGCCCTCGGAAACAACAAAAACGACATAGTGAAGCAGCGTCACCGCTTTGGCTTAGGGCGGAGTTACGAGAGGTATTAGAAAATCAGGGGTTATCAGGTGATGATATTTATATTAATGCCCTTCTTCGCGGCTCCTTTATCGAAATTGATGAAGATCGGAAAATGAGGTTGCGAGATAAAACAACAATAGAAATAAAACCTATAGCCCGCTATTGTCAGAAATGTTGTAAGGAGATTGATAATAATAATTCGGCTAATGGCCGTGAGTGCGACTCTTGTACTTAGCCGGTCTGAGGGGCAACATGAAATATCATGAAGTAAAAGTGTCTGGTCGAGACTACATAACAAGAACCGATGACGGGTATCTGGTTGTTACTTGCGATAATCTCCATCAATTCAACATCGGTGATGCTGTTGTCCTGCGTTCAGAGAGCACTTTTTACAGTGGATATACAGATTATCGCACTGGTGAACTCAAGGACGAGTACATCACCTTTTGCCCACCGAAGAATGATAAAACGGGCGAAATACTTGATATCAAACCTGATTTTTTACCGACAAAGGTTGCCTTGCTACTGCGTTTAATGCCAGAAAATGAGGTAAGAGAAAGAGAGGAAATGGAAAAAAATGAGCAGTATTAGCTCTCACAAAAACCCCGCCATTCGGCGGGTTTCTCTTATCCTGGCTGACCTTGCAGCAAGTTTAGGGCCATTTGCCGTTCATCTGGCCGTAGCCTTTCCAGCAATGCTTTAATTAAACCCTTATCACCCAGGCCGCTAGGGCTAACAGTATGCGAGCGGGTTAATTCATATACGCTGGTTTCGCTACATTCTACATTAGTGCAGGTGTAATACAGGTTTGCAAGCTGGGGCGCTTGCCATACTGACTTGCGGTTATGCATTCGCGCACCACACGCCGTGCAAAAAACCTTGATTGTCGCCATACCATCCCCCGAAAAACCGCCATCTTGAGATGATTTTAGCACTTTTTGTCGCTTATTTCTCATACGTTATGCTCCATCGCCGGGCGGGATAATAACCTCATTATCAGCCGGCTTGGTCAGTGGCAATCCATCACTGTTTAGCCCCTCAAATTGCAGGTGCAAATGGCCCGGAATATCGGGATCGTGATTGACCGCACTGGCGAACATCCGTTGAAGCGGGATAACCTCATCTTTTCGGTAAGTATCGCGCGCGGTTTCCGGGCTTGCCATCACCGCCCCGTTCGTCGGGATTATCCCCGCCAGGCCGGAAGGGAATCGGTGCGCGGTCAAAACGTCTTGGGCACTGATGCTTTTAATATTGGCGAATTCGTCTTTTACGCCAGCATCACCAATGGGGATAAACTGGACGCCTTTCTCGCCGCCGTCAGCGATATTGATATACATCATCTTGAAGTTACCGACACCTTTCGATTCCTCAATTTTTTTCGATACATCCTCTTCCATTTCATCACTCAGGTTGGGATCGGTGGTGTAGATAATCCCGCCCGTATGCGCACCGTTATGGTAATAGCGACGCCGGAATATGGTCGCCTCTGTATTCAGTAACGCGCTGTGCATCCCGCCGATGTAATCCGGTAAGCCATAAACTTGCTGTTGTGGATCATACTGGCGCAAAAAAATCACATCGCGCGCCGGATAAACCAGCGGCGGGCCTTTCTGCAATACCGAAAAATCCCCGTCTTTACGGCGTCGGACGTACAGCGCCGGCAGCGGCACTAGGTCAATCACATCCCCCCAACCGTTGCGCACTTTCAATATAGCGATATCACCAAACAGCAAATAGTCATATGCCGCTTGCCCCATTTCGCCCAGGCTCAGACCGCCCCCGGCATAGTCGCTCACCACCATATTTTTGCGCGCATACAGAACTCCGCCATGCTGGCCGCACATGTTGGCAAGTTGCGCCAGGGCCAGCCGGTCGATGGGTTGCCGCCAGTGGTCGGCGGTCGAGTCGTACCAGATTTCGTGATACTGCGTTCCCTGCGTCAATATCGGCATAGGGGTATCGGTGGTTACGATGCTGAATGTGCCACGCCGTGCCGGCATGGCTGGCGCATTGGATTTTTGCTGCCTGGCGCTGTAGCGCTGTTTGCGTTTGCTCATTATTTTTTCCTGTCAGACGTCCCGCCCAGCCGGATTTGCGCTTGCGTTCGTTGTTAATTGGCTCGTTTATCACCGCGTGGGCGATGGCAAAGAATCTATCCGCGTGGCCGGTGTCGGCGCTACGGTCGGCAACAAACGTCATGCCCCCGCCGCTCTTGGTGGTGGTGTGGCGAATGGCCATAAAGCTGGCCGCAATACCCTTATCCTCAATATCCCAGGCAATGCGTTTATGCTCGACCACGTCGATCATCTTCATGACCAGGCGATTTTTACTTTCCTGGCTATAGCGGATTTCTGTCACTTCACGGCGCGCAAAGTCTTGCACCATCTCGCACACCGGCCCGCCAATGCCGGTGGTATCAATACCGATATGGGTGATGTTGTAGCGGGTCATGTACTCTTTGATGCGGCCCACCTGATACTTAAAGGCGAAGCCGTGCCAGGTTTCGATATGCAACACCCGGAACGGCTCCCCGTCATTCAGTGGCGGTGCGACCAGGACAAACGAAGCGGTGTCACCTGAGCGGGCGGGGTCGTAGCCGGCCCACACTTCACGGTTACCGAATGGCCGCATGGCGTTGACGTCGTGATCTTCCCAGGTACTGACGCTGGTCAGGCATTGTTCCAGCTGGTCGAAGCGGAAAACACAATCGCCGGTATCGACAAACTGGCACATGTACAACTGGTTAAAGGCGCTTGCGCTGTTTTCTTCCCGTATCTCTTCCAGGTTGATAAGAATGGCCGCAGCGCCATAGACTTTGGCTTTTTCCTCCATATCAGCAACAGCGGTTTCGACCGTGGTGATATAGCGCCAATGGCTATCCGGGCACATAATCCCGGCTTCCATTTGCGCAAAAGTCGGGAAATCGACATTTTCCCGCGCCTTTTTGCCCTTACGCCACTCGTCACCCGTCCAGAACGGGTAAGCCTGATGCGTTTTAGCGCTGGGCGTTGAAATGTAAGTACGGCGTAAATGGGTATGTGTGGCTATCGCGCCGGCCACTCTTTTTAATTCGCTAAATCCGCGTTGATGGAAAATTTCATCTATGTAGACATTGGCGCAAAAGCCCTGGGCGGTGTTGCTGTTGGTTGACAGGAAGTGAAATTCTGCGCCATTGCTCAGTACAATAGGGTCGCCGGTCAGCTCAATGCCGAATAATTCAAAGGCAAACTTGATGATATAGCGCCGGAAAATCAGCGACTGAGGGCGGGAGGCTGACAAGAACGCCTGATTGTTACCGGTCAAAATGGCATCTTCCAGCGCTTCAAATGCAGCGTACCAGGTTGCCCCGATTTGGCGAGACTTCAACCATATGCGGTTACGGTGCTTTTTCGCTTCCCGCAATGTGATTTGATAGTCATACAGACCATCAACAAACTCATCAAAATCAGCCGCCACAATACCGGCCACATTATTTCGTTTGCCGCCACGCTTACCGCTTTTCTTTTTATTGCTGTCGTCGCCCTCGCTGGCGATGGCCTCAATGGTGCCACCGGCTCCCGTCGCAGATATCCCGCGCGCTGCCGCCTCTAAATTCATGGCATGAATTTTTTCAGTGTGCTTATGGCGGCTGACAATTAACTTGCAATGCATATCAATGTATTTATCGAGTTCTTTTAACTCAACATCATTTTTATTGGCCTTATCGACCAATACCGCCGCGCGGCGGTTAATAACCGACTCTAAATCTTCCTCACTTAATAGACTGCGCCAGCCTCCCTTATCAGCCCAATAGTAAACTATCCGCGTTGAATTAAGATTTAATTTGGCGGCTATCTCTTGGGCTGTCCAGCGTTTCAAATATAATGAACGCGCAACGCCTATTAACTCTTCTGGGTATTTTGATTTTCTGGCCATGCCTCATTATGGCGACTTTATTTATTCAAAATGACAACTAAATACCGCAATGAATCGCAATGTGGCTTTATTACGAATCAATAAGAAGTTTGCTCGATGAAATAATAAAAACAATCCGCAATACTGAGCGGAGTTAATACCATCACCACGCCAAACCGATTAATTAAAAGGTTAATTATGCCTGGTTCACAACTGACCACTAATTTTATCCGTATAGCGACTGAGGGCGCGACTGTTGACGGTCGGGAAATTCCAGCGGAATGGTTGGTCGACATGGCCGAAACCTACGACCCGGCAATCTATACCGCCTTGCTGTGGCCTGAGCATGAGCGCTGGTATGGCGCGTGCGGTGAAGTTCAGGAATTAAAAGCCGAGGCAGAGGATGGCTTGATGAGGCTGTATGCCCGCCTTTGTCCTGGCATGGATTTGCTGTATGCCAACCGCAATGGGCAAATGTTGTTTTGCTCCATCGAACCCACCGAAACCCTGAATTTTCGCGGTACCGGTAAACCCTATCTTGAGGGCTTGGGCGTCACCAGCTCCCCGGCCAGCATCGGCACCGAGCGTATGCGCTTTAGTGCAAATAAAAACGGAAAACTTTACGGCGCACTAGAAGCATTGGTTATTAGTGATGTTGCCGACACTGAGGAATTAAATATGTCAACCAAAGACCCAAAAGCAAAGAAAGCATTATTCCGCAGTCTTTTTAATCTTACCGATAAAGGCAGTGATAAAAAACCGGAAAAACCAAAATCGCGTTTATTTTCCAGTTCCAGCCGCAAGTTTTCTGATGAAGATATTCAAACCATCGTCGAAGCGGTAGCCGAATTACAGGACTCAGTCGACGAACAGGCGGAAACCATTGAAGAACAAGCCGCCATTATTGTCGAATTGCAAACCAATGTCACCGACGTGACCGAAATTCAGGAAGCCTTGACGGAAGTTAAAACCGAATTAGGTACCGTCCAGGAAGAAGTCACCGAAATTAAAGAAGAGGTAAGCGGTGGTGAATTCAGCAAACTTAAAAACAAACTTAATGCCGCTGACAAGAAATTTAACAAACTCGACAGCGTTACCACCAAATTACCTGACGCCGCCCCTAATGCATCCAGCGGTAAGAGTTACAACTTCTGATTTGCGGTTAATTAAACCGGAACAGACAGAATTAAATCGTTATTGCGGTAAACGCACTGACAAATAAACGAGAGCACTCATTATGCCAATGAATAAGTTATATGCACTAATACAAGGCTATGCGCGCCGCATTGGTGAGGCCAGCGGTTCGGATGTGACCACCCTCCCAATTACGGCTAATGGCATTGGTCGATTCAGCATCAGCCCACCGCAGGAGAGCGCCTTGCGCCTGGCTCTAATGGAGCAGGGCTGGTTTATGCCATTGATTACTGTACGCGATGTTGACCAAATTCGCGGCCAGGTGATTGATGTCGGTAATCCGGGGCTGTTTACTGGCCGCCGCACTGCGGGACGATTCACTAAAGATGTGGGTTTATCCGGCAACATTTATCAGTTATATCCGACCGACTCATGCACCCGCCTGCCATGGGAAACGCTATCCAACTGGATCCACTCTGGCACTACAGACGATGAATTTATCCAGATGGTCGCCGAGTTTACCCTGCGCTCCTTTGCAAACGATATCTTGCGCGTCGCCTTTAATGGGACTCACGCGGCAATTGAAACTGATGAAGTCGAGTACCCCAACGGGGAAGACCTCAATATCGGCTGGCATCAGACCGCGAAGAATTTCGACACGCTACACGCAAACCCCGATACCCCACTGCAAGACCGCATTCCGGGCTTCACCCCGCGCGTGATCAATCCGGGGCTGGGTGAGTTAACGCTGGGTGAGAACGGCATCTTTAAAACGCTCGATGCAATGGCTTCATGGCTTATCAGTACCACTATCCCAAGTCAGTTCCAAAATGAGCCAGATTTAGTCTTGTTGATCGGCTCAGACCTGATTGCCGCCGAGCAATTCCGTTTGTTCCAGGAAGCGGGCAAACCGACCGAGAATATCGCCGCCCAAATGCTCGCCAATACCGTCACCGGCCGCCGCGTCTATGTTGCGCCGTTCCTGCCGGGTAAGCGCATGGTCGTGACCACCCTGGCAAACCTGCATGTTTATAACCAGCGTAATCACCAATACCGCCGCGCCGAGCATGTGCAAGACCGCCTCGGCTTTGAGAATGCCTGGTGGCGTAACTCGGGTTATGCGTTGGGGCATCCAATGCTGTACGGCGCAATTGATGAGTCAGCAATCGCGATTGAAGCGGAAGCCGATATTGACTTCGCGATCTCGAATGGCCTGATCCCAGGCACCCCAGGGCAAGATGCCCCTGGCCTGGATAACACTCAGATTTAAGCGGAGAGAACCCCATGACGTTTAGCCCTCTACGCTATCGGGCGCAGGCATTAGCCCTGGGAAAAGTACGACATACCACCCGGACAGAGGCCGAGCCTGGCGCAGACGAAAGCCTGCACCTGCAATTACTGGGGCTGGAAAGGGATGTTAAGCGTCTGGGGGTGTTAACCCGCGTTGCCGACAAAATAGCGCTAAAGGCGCGGGAGTTATTGCCTAAATGGCTTCCGTATGCTGAGCGCTATCTCAAGGCAGGCAAGGTCTATCAATATCCTGTTTTTGGTTACTGCGTGGTCTGGCTGTTTGATACCGGTGATATCGATAAGGCGCTGGATTGGGCTGATATTGCCATCACGCAAAGCCAGGCGACCCCGGAGAGAATCAAGTCAAAATTTCCGGCTTTTGTGGCTGATTTCATTCTGGATTGGGCCGCAGATGAGGCGCAAGCGGGCCGCAGTATTGAGCCGTATTTCTCACGCACCTTTACTAACGTGCGTGAGAACTGGCGGTTAAACGAAAGGCATACCGCCAAATGGTTCAAGTTCGCCGGTGAGTTCCTGCTGCGCGATAAAGACGGTAAACCCGCCGCCGCCGCGATCAGTGATATCCCGACCTTGGTCCGGGCTAATGAATTGCTCGCCCAGGCTGAGGGATTCCATAAAAAAATCGGGGTGGAAACCTTGCGTAAGCGCATTGCCTCACGCATTCGCGCCCTGATAAAGCAAGCCGCCGAAATGGCGGAATCTGACCAACCAAAAGGAAGTCGCAATGAAATTTAAATTTGAATTGAAACAACTGGCAAATATCGCCATCAGCAATGAATGGGGCGAAGTAAAAAGCCGCGCCGAATCCTCGGTAACTGAAAACCAGTATTACATTCACTACAAAGCCGCAGACGGTCGGGCGCTAAGCGACTGGTTTTATGAAAGCGATTTGGAAGCCGTTGAAGATGATCGCCATCCTGGCTGCCCGGTCTATGCCCCCGTCGACCTGCCCGAGGGCGCTGTGGTCGAAGAGTAGTTATTTTAATTTTGAACACCGTCCCCTGACCGTTGCTTTTAAACAGGTCGCGGGGCTGTACCGACACCCGGCCAGCCGGGGCGGGCGGAGTGGAGGCCGTAGCGCTTTGCGTCTCACGGGCCGTGGAAACTCGTCAGCCCGCACCCCATAACGAGAGGTTTTTATGTTTCGACCCGGTGATAACGGTTTTCAGAAATCGACGCTAACCAATGACGGTTTTTGGCCTGACCTGGCGCTTGATGAGTTCCAGCGCGAGCGCAGCATACCGCCCACGATTAACGAAAAAACCGTAGTGCAAGCCATGCTCACCGCCGTGGCCGAAATTAACACCTCGTTAGCCCGCGTTGTAACGCAGCAAAAAAATAAGGGTTACATCACGGCCAGCGCCGTGCCCGGCCCGACGATGGAGGGCGAGAACGCATTGACCGCCCAATATAAAAAAGCGGTCTACGCCAGGGCAAAAGCCGATTTGATGGGGGAATTTGCCACCGTCAGCCGCCGCGAGGACAACACTAACCAGGACGCGCCGCAGACAAAAACTTCACTGCTGGCCGAGGCCGCAGTGGTATTACGCGCCATCAAAGGCCGGGGCCGTGTAGGGGTGCATCTGATATGACCCAGCTTGATGAATTGTTTGATTTCGTCAGTAGCAACTTGCCGGAACGGCTGATGAAAACCACCGGCGCTGATGCCTGGATGGAAAATATTGAAATCATTCATGCAGCCAAAGCGTGGGGGCTAAATCAGCGCCGGGTAGCAATACGTCAATATCAGGCGACGTTAGCCTGGGAGCGCTGGCCTTATCGCCAGTACGACCCCGACACCTTATTTGCGCTGGTCATGGTGTGGCTGGTTGAACATGCCAACGAGCATTACAACCGTGATGAAATGCCGCCACCTGACGTTATTTTGCAACTGACTGATAACGAGGACGCGTCCATTTTCATCACCGTGCCGCTGGCTGACGACATTGTCCTGGTCGAAAGCGAGGACGAGGGAGTTATCCCGCTGAGGGGTAAACGTTACCGCGTTGCGCCTCCCACCGTGAACACCGCAACAGCCGGCTGGATTGGGGGCGCAAACGGAGCCGCCGCACCGACCTACCCAGCAGGTGAGAGTGATGCAGACTGACTTTACGTTAAACCGCAGTCAGTGGGAGGCGCTTAGAAGGGAATTAGCCGCGCTGGAGCTGCCCCCTAACAAGCGTAAGCGCCTGCTGTGGCGGCTACTGAAATTAGGCGTAATGCCCGCCGCCCGCCGACACCAAAAGAAGCAGGCGAATGCGGAGGGGGTGCCCTGGGCTAAGCGCAAGAATGGTTTCAAAGGAAAGATGATGCGGGGGTTGCCAAAAATGATGGCAATCAGCGAATTGCCGGCCTCTGACTCCGCCAAAATTTATTTACGTGGCAGTAAGAAAACATCGCCTGGCGTGGTCGGGAAAATGCAGCAATCAGGCTTTACCACCACGATCACTGCTGACCAGGCAAAAAAACGAAACAGTAACGAAGCCGGCGCGACGTTGCGCCAGGCTAAACGGTTATTGGATTTGGGTTACACCGTATTTCCAAAGACCGCACCCCGTAGCCCGTCCGTGAGTGAAATGATGGACTCGCTGAGCCGCGACAAGGCCGGGGCCATTATTCGCAGCCTTGAGGGGCGAGAGGCTAAAGGAAGTTGGACGGTGACCTTGCCGGGCCGCGAATGGCTGGCAGTCAATGATGATGAATTTAACAAAATGCTGGCGCGTCAGATGCAGGCCATTAATTACGGCGGCGGCGTCCGGCCGCAAGACATCAATTAAAAGGTGAGAAAATGACATGGCCTACAGTAACACTAACCCAGTTTAACCAGCGTCAGGGCAGGATTAACGAAGTAGAGCGCACCGTACTGTTTATCGGCAGTGCTACCGCTGATTCTGATAGCCCCGGCGACTTGATCGCACTGGATTCACAATCCGATATCACGATAGTGCTGGCCGATACTGATACCGCACTGAGTGAGAACGTCCGCGCCGCCCAACGCAATGGCGGTCAAAACTGGCAAGCCTATGCCCTTATTTTGGCGGTCGATGCGCAGGCCGGTGACGACATGCTGGCTATTCTCAGCGCCCAACAAATGATTTCTGTTGAGGGGATTGTCTGCACCATCCCGATCACAAGTGTGGCCGACGGTCGCACCAAAATTAATTTATATGCGTCTTTGCGCGCCGAACTGACGAATAAATACGGCCGCTGGGCGTGGTCAATACTGACTGTCGCCGGGCCGACTGCGTTACCTGCCCCGGTGTCGTGGTCAGCATACCAGGCGTTTCTTGCCGAACTGGAGACGGGTATTGCCGCCGAGTCCGTGCAACTTGTCCCGGCATTGTGGGGCAATGAAGCTGGCGTGTTGGCCGGTCGCTTATGCAACCGCAGCGTAACCGTGGCAGACAGTCCGGCCCGCGTGAAAACCGGCGCACTGATTGGTCTGGGGATTGATACCGCTGACATGCCGATTGATAGCATCGGGGTAGAGGTCACTCTGGCGCACTTACGTGCCATGCATGACCTGCGCTATTCGGTGCCGATGTGGTACCCAGACTACGAAGGTATGTACTGGTCTGACGGGCGCACCCTGGACGTAACGGGCGGTGATTTCCAAAAAATTGAGAATGTGCGGATTGTTGATAAAGCCTCACGTCGAGTGCGAATTCAGGCGATCAGCAAGATTGCCGACCGTTCGATGAATAGCACTCCGGCCAGTATTGCGGCACACCAGACCTTTTTTGCTCGCACCATGCGTGATATGTCGCACAGTTCGCAAGTTAACGGCGTGATGTTCCCCGGCGAGGTGAAATCACCCCAGTCCGGCGACGTGGTGATTAACTGGTCGGACAGCGAAACCGTGAACATTTACATCGTGGTGCGGCCGTATGGCAGCGCCAAAACGATTAAGGTCGGCATCATGCTCGATGAGTCGATCACTAACATTACAGGCGGGTAATCATGACCACTTCACGCGTTGGCGGTAACTCAATCGACATCACCCTGGGTACGCAAATTATTCATGTGAAAACCGTTTCAGTGGATATCAGCGATAACACCGCAGTGTCACAGACGCGCGGTATTCCTGACGGTTACGTGTCGGGTGATGTGTCTGCTGAAGGGGAGTTTGAGGTTGATACCAAAAACTTTAAGAAACTCGGTGCCGCCGCCAGGGAGGCCGGCGGTTATCGCGCCATACCGACCACGGACATTTTATTTTATGCCAACACCGGCGATGAGGAATTAACGGTCGAGGTATTCGGTTGCAAGCTCATCATCACCAGCCCGCTGGGTTTCGACCCAAAAGGCGGCGAGACAGCCACGCATAAATTTAAGTACATCGTGACCAGCCCGGATTTTGTCCGCATTGACGGCACGCCGATTTTATCCAGCGCTGACGTTCGCGACCTTATTGGGTGAGTAATACATATGCCAAACGGAGAAACATCATTTATTCGAATTGTGCTGATGCTGGGTAGTGTTGGGGCTTTTATTGCATTCGGCAAGGTGTTGCTCGGTAACGAACCGATCACCCTGCGTCTGATTGCTGGCCGCGCAATATTAGGTTCAGCCACTTCATTGCTGGCGGGTATGGCGCTTATTCATTTACCCGATATGCACATTTTGACGTTAATCGGCGTTGCGGCGGGCCTGGGAATTATCGGTTCAAGTGTGATTGAACTGATCCTCACAAGGCTGCTGGCCCGTTATTTAGTCAAGTTAAAGAAGGATTGATAATCATGACATTAAGCGAAAAACAGGCGCTATTTACCGTCAAAATCGCCCAATTGATTTATTGGGCTGACGAGCGCGGCTACCGCCTGACCTTTGGCGAGGCCTATCGCACCCCGGAACAAGCCGCATTAAACGCCAAGAGCGGCAAAGGCATTCCCAACAGCTTGCACACGCAGCGTCTGGCAGTGGATTTCAATTTGTTTATTAACGGCCAGTACCAGACCCGCACCGAAGCCTATACCCCGTTGGGTGAGTATTGGGAATCCATCGGTGGCACATGGGGCGGGCGCTTTAAGTCCAATCCAGACGGAAACCATTTTAGCCTTGAGCATAACGGGGTGAAGTGATGCGCGAGTTGTGGTCGGTTGCATTGCCCCTGATTGTGTCCTGGTTGCTGGGCTGGGCCATGCACGGCGAGAGTCAGTCAAAAATCGAACAGGCCATTAACCAGCTCGCCACTGAAAACCGCCTGCAGCTAGAGGGCATCGCCAGCACGTCAGCGCGCCAACTTGAGAACAGATTAACGGAGCTAAGGGCTAATGAAGTGCATACCGAGCGACTTATCAGGACTGAGATCATTAAACCGGTATTCAGCAATGTGTGTGCTTCTGATGATTATGTCCGGTTGTTCAACGCCGGCGCGGAAAGTGCCGAGCGTACCTTATCAGGAAAGCCTGTTAACCCCTTGTCCGGTAACGCTGCCGCGCCTGACAGGTAATACCGGCGCCGATTTTAGTGACGCGTTAGAGCAGTACAAAAAAATATACCCGGAATGTGCAGCACGACATAACCAGTTAATAACCGAAATACACCAACGGCGAGATTTTCAACATGACCGATAAAGCCAATGTCAATGACGTACTCATCAACTTGATTAATCGCGCCGCCAGTGGCGTGGATCAGGCTATTGATTTCAGTAAAGCACAGCTACCGGATGTTATTCATCAGCTGATGGTATGGAAAGCCGTCTCTTACAGCTTGAGTATTCTTGTGACTGCTTTCTTGCTGATTGGCTGCGTTATGGCCTTCAAAAGGGGATTGGCGTTGTTAGCAGAAGACGGGAGCAGCAATCGTGGCTTTGCGTTAGTTATGTCACCCATCCTACCGGCAATTACCTGTTTCATTATCCTGATAGCCGATATTGGAGACGCCTTGCAGCTGTGGCTTGCGCCCAAAATCTGGTTGATTGAGTACGCCGCCAGCCTGGTGAAATAAGACACGCAGAAAAACGATATATCAATAAGTTAAACAACCCAACGAAAGGAATTAGACAAATGAGCAAAGAAACCAAAGGCGTAATCACTCTGTCCGTAAAGGGCTTAACCGTACAGTTTGCCCCCACGCTCACCGCCTACAACAAGTGCCTGAATGAATCGGCCCGTGACGAGAATATCGTCGGCGCAATGGCGACTTATCTTAAGCGCATTGCGGTACCAGAATCACGCGACAACCTGGCTGAGTTGCTGCAACTCCCAGGCGTCGGGGCGCAAATCGTGAAAAAGGTCAACGAGCTTTACGCCCCGGACGCTGAAATCGAAGTAAAGGAATAACCGCGCTTATTCAAGCGATTAAGAATAACCCGCTTGAACAATATATGACGCTCCGGCGTCATTACCTCCCCGGCGAAGGTGATGACGCCATGAGCCTGGCGCGCGCGGCCTGGCTGTCGGAGTACTTCCACGAAAGCACGATTAACGGCACCACGGCCGGCATATGTAAAGCCTTTAACGGTGAGTAGAGATAATCATGAGAAAACTGTCTTTTCTGTTGAGCCTTAAAAATAATCTGAGTGCGCCGCTCGGCAGGGCGCAACAGTCTGTCGAGCAGTTCGCCAAGAAATCTCAGCGCGCATTTAAACAAATCGGCATCGGTGCGGCGGGGTTGTGGGGTGTGGGGCTGGCAGTTAAGAGCCTGCTTAACCCCGCCCACGAAGTGCAATCCGCCCTTGATGAGCTATCAACGCGCAATGTCAGTACCCAGGCGCTGGATGCGGTGTATAAATCCGCGCAAAAATTCAGCACCGCCTACGGCAAGTCAGCCGCCGATTTTGTCGCATCCACGACCGTGATTAAAAGCCAGCTTTCCCACTTAACTGACGCCGAACTGCCCCGTTATGCCGTGGCGGTTAATACGTTAGCGGTTGCCACTAAAAGCAGTACAGAGCAGAGCGCCAGCTATATGGCCGACATGGCGAATAAATTTAGCAGCACCGCCCGGCAAATCGGCAACGTGCCTTTTGCTGAAATGATGGCCTCAAAAACCGCCTATATGGTGCAGAACTTTGGCGCAGACATGGCAAAAATTCAGGCCATGATGGCGGGCAGCAAAGGCACCGGTACCCAGATGGGTGTCGGTATGGATGAGCAGCTCGCCGTCATGGGCCAACTGAGCGGCACCCTTGGCACCGGTGCCGGGGGTGCCTATGACGCGTTCCTGAAAAACGCGGTCGCCGGGGGTAAGCAATTGGGCCTCAGCTTTACCGACGCGCAGGGCGAGTTGCTTAAGTTCCCGGAAATACTGGATAAATTGCAGGGCAAGTTTGGTAATACCATTGAGGGCAATATCAAGGCGCAAGCGGCGCTTAATAAAGCCTTTGGCAATGGCGCGCAGGCATTGACCGGCGCATGGGGCCAGGCCGACAAATTGCGTAAACATATGAGCGATATGGGGAATACCCAGGGATTGGACAAGGCCACAGAGATGGCTAAAAAAATGGCCGACATGTGGGAGCGTGTTGATCAGGTCTGGAAGCGCATTCGGATTGCTGTGGGGATGCAGTTGATACCGGCCATATCTCCGCTGGCTGATTACGCCATCAATGCCGGAACCCAGTTCGCAAAATGGCTGGAAATGTTCCCCAATATCGCCCGCTGGATTGGCTACCTCGCCCTGGCAACCTTAGGCGTAGCCGCCGCCGGCGCAATCGCTAACATCGTGATGGGCGTATCAAAATTTATTTGGATAGGGTTGACGGGGATCTGGGCGGTGGCGACGGCAACTGTGCGCGGCCTGATGTGGGCGATTAACCTCAAAGCGCGCGCCATTCAGTTAGCAACCTTTGTTACTGGGATTTATAGCGCCGCGATGAAATTCTTGCGCGTCGCGCTGCTCGCGACTCGCATGATGTTGATCAGTAGCACGGTTGCCATGCGCGCTTACGGTATCGCCACCATGCTGGCCGGTGTCGGTATGCAGTTATTAACCAGCCCTATCACATTAATTATTGCTGGCCTTGTCGCACTGGCGGCGGGCGTTTGGTATGTCATTTCTCATTGGGATCAGCTTAAGGCCGCGCTGCTGGACAGTGCCGCATTTCAGTGGGTGATGGAGATTGCCGGCCAGGTCGGGGAGATGTTCACCGGGGTATGGGCGGCCATTACCCTGGGCTGGGAAATGGTAGTGGGGTTCTTTGCTGGCCTGTCGCCAGTCGAGGCATTTGGCGGCTTTGTTGACGCCATCAGTAATGTGTTTAGCGGCCTGTGGGATTACTTAACGGAATCCTTTGGCGCGACCTACAACTGGATTGTCAGCAAGTTAAATAAAATCCCCGGCGTCAGTATCGACTTAAAACCCATCGGCCAGAATGAGGGCGGCGCAGCCTCGCCGGCCACCACATTACCCACGCCGGCGGGGTTAGTCAGCCCGGCGATGAATAAGGGCGGGATAGCCAAGACCCTGACCACCAATAGCAGCAATCAGACTAATAACACGCGCAGCGGTAATACCATCGGCGAAGTGAATATTTACCCGCCGAACGGGGCCACACTGGATAGCATCATGGAATCAAGGGAGCTTGCCGCCGGATGAGTGAACAACTGTATATCGACCTGTTAATTACTGATGGCGATTTTACGCTCTCGTCGGGTAATGAGCCGCTGTTATGCGACAACCGCATCAGCATTGCACAAGACTGCGTCCATCGGATTATTGAGTCCGGCCTGGTCAAGTTGCTCATTGCCGAGCGTAGCCCGGTATTGCGCGCTGATGTTCTGTTGAGAATGGAGCTACTGACTGAAACCGATACCCGCATAGTGCCGGGTACGGTGCTGATTACCGACGATAGCCAGGGCAATTATTTTATCACCGCCGATACATACGACTTCGGCCCGCTGTCGCTGCGAGAATCATTATGAATAATCGCCCCAATCCCGACTATAAAACCATTCTCGCCGATCAGGGGATGCCGACCACCGAAACCCAGGTACGCGCCGAATTTGACAAGATAGTCGCTGATGAAAATTTAGTGACCAACACCTCGAATATGTCTCCGTTCTGGCGACTCATTAAGGCGATTGTGACAGCGCCGGTGCTGTGGCTGATCGATGCACTGATTAATACAGTGATGGCAAATTTATTTCTTGCCACGGCCAGCGGGGCTTTTGTCGATTTGTTTGCCTGGGCGGTCAATTTATCCCGCAAGGAGGCCAGTACCGCACAGGGCGTCATTCGCTTTACCAAAGACACCGTCGGCGCTGAAATCACTGTACCCGCCGATACCGTGATCCAGACCGAGCGCATTAACGGCGCAGTCTACAAATTAATGACATTGGCCGATACCGTCATCCCTGCCGGGGTGAGCGGTGCGCTGGTCGCGGTAAAAGCCGAATCCGCCGGCAGTGGCCACAACCTGGCACCGGGTTATTTTCGTATCTTGCCCCTGGCGATCAGTGGCATCAGCAGCGCCGTAAATGAAAATGATTGGCTAACAACGCCAGGCGCGAATACCGAGCAGGACGACGACCTGCGCGACCGGGTGCGCAATCAATTTAATTTGCCCGGCCAATATCACATTGATGCGGTTTACCGTGGACTGATTGCCGGCATTGCCGGCCTCACCACTGACCGTATTTTTTTCTTGCACGATGCGCCGCGCGGTCCGGGTACCGCCAACGTCTATTTATTACTGGATTCCGGTATCGCCAGTCAGCCGTTTATCGATACGGTGAATGATTATGTGATGAGCCAGGGCAATCACGGCCACGGCGACGATGTGCTGTGCCTGCCGCTGCCGGAAGTGGCTTACGACTTGGCAGTCACGCTTTACTTTTTCGACAGCAGCAATTTAGACGATGAGCAGCGCAGCGCATTACTGATAAATATCCGCAATCTGATCGGCTCCGCATTCCGTGAAAATAGCGATTACAGCGTACAAAAGACCTGGCCGCACAGTCGTTTTTCCATGTCGCGTCTGGGGGAAGAATTGCATGATCACTTTGCGGAAATCGAATCACTGACATTTTCCCAGGGCGATATTATCAGCGCGCTATCGGTGCCGCGCCTGGGCGTACTAACACTGGAGAGCGGCGATGAATAAGCTACCCACGTTTACCTTGCCGGTGTGGATGAATAAAGGCGAGGCCGTCAAGGTAATGCGCGCCTGCCAGGTCTACTGGCAGCAGGTCTACACCTGGATTAAGTGGCCGCTTAACCAGACAGACCCGCTCACGTGCACTGTGCCGTTGCTCGGCGTGTTGGCGTATCAGCGAGACGTGACCCGCTTCCCCGGTGAACCGTTGGCGCTGTTTCGTAAGCGGGTACACTTTGCCTTTATCAATGCCAAAGACGCCGGTTCGGTGGCCGGATTTATTGCCATCTTCGCCCGGCTGGGCGTGGGTTATGTTGAGTTATTAGAGCGCCAGCCGGATATCGACTGGGACGTGATAACGGTGCGGGTGAGTGATAACCAATTGGCTGAAAACAGTGAATTACTCATGAGTATCATTCGTAAATACGGTCGCACCTGCCGCCGCTACCGATACGAAATCATCACGCCAGTCGATATGTCTATTCGCGCCGGTCATGTGGGCTGTGAATATATCTGTTACAGCGCCAGCACCGTATCAAATGAAGTGACACCCCGCGCCGGCACTTTCGGCGCGTCGCTAATGGAGAAAAACTAATGTCACAGACTGTCATTACCGTCGCTTTCGAACAATGGAAAGCCCAGGAGGCCGCAACTGGCACTCTTGTTGTACTGGATGAATTTGTCCTGGCGTATGTGCCGGGCCTCGATCATACACAGCCCATTGACCGCGCTGAGACATTGCCGCCCGCCGCGCAGATAGTTCATCGCCAGGCGGTGAATAAAATCGGCGTAGTCAACGATAACGCGGTGGTCTATTCCGTCACCTTGGGTACCGAAATCGGCGACTTTGATTTTAATTGGCTTGGCCTGGTCAATAAGGCCAGCGGCACCGTGGCGATGATTGTTCATGCACCGACGCAGAGCAAGGTCGCTAATGTGACCGGTCAGCAGGGTAACGTCCTGACCCGCTCATTTTTAATGGAGTACAGCGGCGCAGTCGCGGCAACCGGTATCACCACCCCGGCTGAGACTTGGCAAATTGATTTCACCGCCCGGCTGACCGGCATTGATGAAATGCAGCGATTAATCAATGTCGATAATTACGGCGCAGGCGCATTTTTTGACGCGGGTTATCTGGTTGCTAAAACCGGCGCGCAGTTCTTTGTCACTAAAGGCACTGGCTACATCGGCGGTATTCGTGCTGACCTGCCCGCCAATTACAATATCGCGGTACCCGGCACCGCAACAAAGGTATGGGCTGATGTCAGTTTGCAGGGGAATATTACCAGCCAGTGGGAGGCCGTGATAAAAATCACCGTCGCACCGGCACTAGCAAATTACAGTCAATCCGGCTTTATGCATTATGTGTTTGCCGTCGCCAGCATTGACGCAGCAGGCAATATTACCGACTTACGGCCTAAAAACTCACTGACCGAGCAGCAAACCAGCGACGCACTGGCCGAACATGAAAAATCACGCAACCACCCAGACGGGACGCTTGTTGCAAAAGGTTTTGTTCAGCTTAGCAGTGCCGTTGATAACGATAGCGAATTACTGGCCGCCACGCCGAAAACGGTCAAGATTGCGATGGATAACGCCAACGCCCGGCTAGCCAAAGACCGCAACGGCGCAGATATTCCTAACCCGGCGCTGTTCCGGCAAAGTATTTCGCTGAAGGGCGCAGCGCTGGTTGATATAGGTAAAATTGCCGGCACTGCCGCAGCTGGCGACGATAGCCGGATAGTCAACGCGCTACCCACCACGGGCGGGGAAATGTCTGGCCCGTTAAAAATCAACGGCACCCATGATGCACCGTTGGGGCCGAACGGATTTAGAAGCTGCCTTGTGACTCCTGCTAATGGCGGCATTACAAATCCTAGCGGCGTGGGTATCGGACTGCATTCAAGCGGGACTATTTACGCCTGGAATGACGCAACGGGCTATGCCTGGAGTTTGAGTTCAGCGCTAATGTCGGTCTCAAGGCCAATAGCATCATCAAGCACCATAACGCCCGGCGATTACTCAAACTTTGATGCCAGATTTTCTAAGTTTGCCGTCGGCCAATCATGGACAAATGTTGTGTCTTCTCGTGCGTCAGGAACGTGGTACACGAACAGCACAGGAAAGCCAATTATGGTGGCTGTTACTACTGAGTACAGGCAAAGCTCCGGATTGAATTGTCAAACGGGCTCT